AGGGTTGATCAATTTCATCCGGCCCATCTGGTGGGCATCTTATGGCTGGCGTAAAAAGGGTCAATATTTGATGATATCGACCGGTGGCTGGAGCGGGAACGAGGATATTGTGATTGCGCTGCAGAACAACCGGATCTGGTGGACGCTGTACTGGGAGTTATCCAAGCGTGGCGGGCATTATATTTTCAAACGCAGGCAGCGGGTTTTGCCATAAGCGGAAAAGGAATCCTTCCTGGCGGAAACTAATTTCCGCCAGGCGGAAAACCCGGTGGTCCTAGGGAATTATCGCGTTTTGGAAAATAGGATTATTTTTTGAAAATCGATTATTTGCGGGCAAATAATGGGGTGGTGCGCTAAGGGATTATTTGCACTGCGAACTTGACCCATGATTGGGTATCGTTTAAAATCATCTCAGTTAATTCGTCCCGTGCAAGGTCCGGGACTAACGCCCCGTGCGAGAGCCGGGACTAACGCAGGTCCTGCGTAGTTTGTGGGACTATTTCAGGAGATGAGCGCCCTGGCACACAAATGTGCCAGGGCGTTTTTTATTACCCCAAAGGAGATGTAACGATGAACACACAAGATTTACAGTTTGTATCCGCCCTCGGGCAAGCAATCCTTATGGCCATTCTGCCGGTACTGGCCACCATCATAATGCGCTGGGTACTTTCCCGCGTAAACATCGAGGTCCAAAGGATGGATGCCAACGTGCTCAACACATTGGTGTACCTGGCAGGCATCGCGGTGAACGCAGCCGAACAAGCCAAGGCCGCCGGTTGGATTGAGGATAAAAAGATTTACGCGATTGGCTTTTGTGAGAAGTGGCTGAGCTCGCGCGGGATGAATGTTGATCTGGATGCGATCGAAGCAGCCGTGGAAGCAGCAGTCTATGAGGAATTCAACAAATCCCCGCTGCAGTTGCCTGGCAGCCAGCCAAGAACAAATTAGCTGGTGGTGCATTTATGGTCAGCAGCACTCAAGCACAAATAGACGCGTTGGGCGCTCGCATGGAATCGGCTTTGGACGAAATCAAGGGCATGGTTTCGTCCTATGACGCCCGCTTGCGCAAAGTTGAAAACAGCGACCACAGTTACCAGGAATTACTGGCAGCCATGAATAAAAACATAGACCGCGGGTTCGATGACCTAAAAAACATAATATCTTCCTATGATGCCCGCTTGCGAACTCTGGAAACCCAGGGCGCATCCTACCAGCCACTGCTGGATTCGAAGGTCACCGCAGCATGGAAAAAGATAGATAAACACGAAGAAGATCTGGTCATCCTGCAGAAAACAGTGACAGATCTATCTTTTGTGGTCTTCCGTATGGAAGGCGTTGCCAAATGGATAATGGGAGTTATTACCGCGCTGGTGATTGCCATATTAATTGCGGTGATGACTGGCAAGGTCACCCTGCTGTTTGGTTAGGAGGTAGACGTGCCAATACAACGATTTAATTATGATTATCAGCCAAGTCTTTTTGAGTTGCAGGATGATGCATCCGAGGAAAGCGGGGTAGTGACCCCTGAAGAAGCCCAGCGCCGATCAATGGTGGCAAAGTTGGCCTTCCAGGAGTTGAAAACGCAGCCTAAGTGGTACGACGAATACCTGAAGCTGTTGGATGGCGGCTGGCCATGGCGGGTCGCAGCATATATCGCGTGGGCAGCTTCGCCACGGGGCGGCCGCTGGCCAGAGACCCAGGATAAGCTGGCTTCGGAAGTGCTGGGCCTGACCAGTGACCGGCAGATTGCAACCTGGCGCAAACGCAACCCAAGTATTTCCGAAGTGATCGCCGCGCTGCAGGTAGCTCCGATGTTGGACCACCGGGCAGATGTGATTGAGGCGTTGATTGAGAGCGCTAAGGATCCTGACTATAAATCACACCAGGACCGTAAGCTCTTCCTGGAAATCACCGGTGACTTTGTCCCGGCTGCACGTTGGCTGGAGGAAATGCAGCGCAGCAGTGGTGATGGGCTGAAGGGCAAAAGTGATGCGGAGCTTGAGAATTACTTGCCGGGTGAAAAGTGAAAACACGCAGCCAGCCGATCTCAAAAGATGATGCGCGGACAGAGTTGGCCCGGCGCGAATTGGCAAGGCGTGATCTACTGCGCTTCGGCCAGTATATGCTGCCTTCTTTTAAGTTTTATGCTCACCAGAAGCTGGTGAGCGATGCGCTCAAGGGCATCGTCGAATATGTGGAATCGCGTGGTGAACGCGGAACAGGGCGGCTGATGGTGCTGATGCCGCCGCAGCATGGGAAGAGCTTGCTGGCGGCTGTGCTGTTTTCGGCGTGGACGCTGGGGAAGTGGCCGAACTGGCGCTTTGTGATGGTTTCTTATAACGCGAAGCGTGCTGAGCGCAACAGCAAGGCGGTGAGAGATATGGTGAATAGCCAGCCGTACCGGGCAGTATTTGGTGATTTGGCTGGACGAGATGACGCAGTTGCGCTCTCTTCGGATAGCCGGGGTATTTCGGCCTGGAGCCTGGCACAGCCAAACAGCGGCGGAATGATCAGCGCGGGTGTGGGTGGATCGGTCACCGGTTATGACGCGCGCATTATTATCATCGACGACCCGTTTGCAGGGCGGGAAGAAGCAGAAAGCCCAAGTGAACGTGAGAAGGTGATGGAGTGGTATGAAAGCCAGATTTACAGCCGCCAGCAAGATGGGACGGCAATAATCTTGTTTCACACGCGCTGGCATGAGGAGGACCTGGCTGGCAAGTTGATAAAAAGTATGGCGAGCAACCCGGGCGCTGATCAATGGAATATTATGTGCATGCCCGCCCTGGCCCTGGAGCCAGGAGAATATCCGCAGAATACCGCTGAGCAGTTAGAAATGATGCGCGATGGAATTTACCTGCCGCTAACAGACCCACTTGGCCGGGAACCCGGAATAACGTTGTGTGATGAGATTGTACGGCAGGGGCTGATGGAGAGTATCCGGCAGAATATGAATGCATATAACTGGCTATCACTCTACCAACAAATGCCCTACATGCGTAGCGGTGGAATGTTTAAACGGCAGTGGTTTGTAGTGGTGGAAAAACTACCAGAAGATGTGAAATTCATCCGGGCATTGTGGTATTGGGACCAGGCAGCCAGCGGTGGCAGCGGAGACTATAGCGCGGGTGTGCTGATGGCAGTGGATCAGTTTGAGCGTATTTGGGTGCTGCATGTAGCGCGCGGACAGTACAGCACGTTTGAGCGCAGGCAGGCGATGAAGGATGCATATATGGCGGCACGTGCACGCTTTGGGGCAAAGCTGCCAAGCGCGGGGCTGTGGCACCAGCAAGATCCCGCCAGTGCAGGGCTGGATAGCGCGCGGGACACGAACAAGGCGTTGGCGGGCTTACCGGCGCACTTTGAGCCGGTGAGCGGGAGCAAGGAAACGCGCGCAGAGCCATGGAGCAGCGCGCTGGAAGGCGATAATGTTCGGCTGCTTAAGGGAGGCTGGAACCAGGCGTTCATCGAAGAGCATCTGAGCTTTCCAAAAGGCAGGAATGATGACCAGGTGGATGCGGGCAGCAGTTGTTACAGCCGCTTGGCGCTCAAGACTTCCACCAGATCCATCCAAGTATTAGATTACTAAGGAGTTGCAGCATGAATGACATCGAGCTGGCATACAATGCCCTGAGCGGGAAACAAAAGCAGTACAAGACTCTTTTTAATTATTATGACGGCAACCATCCGGTCATGTACACGGCCAGCCGCCTGGCGGAGATCTTCCGCGGCGTGGATGCCAGGTTCACCGAGAATTGGTGCGCGGTGGTGATTGATGCTGTCAAAGATCGCATCAATCTGCGCGGCGTGCGCGTGCCAAACAAAGTCAGCGATCTCTGGCAGGATATGTGGCGTGAATCTGAGCTGGATCTGGAAAGCGATGATTGCCACGAAGATCTCCTGGTAGCCGGTGAATCCTTTCTGATCGTGGATAACGATGGGCAGGCTTACCACAACGATCCGCGCCTGGCGCATGTGTTCTATGAGGCGGAACATCCCCGGATAAAGCGCTTTGCTGCCAAGTGGTGGGTAACAGAAGATGACCGGCTGAGAATGAGCCTGTATTATCCGGAGCGCGTGGAGAATTACATCAGCACTGAAAAGGCAGATACCGTTCAGGGCTGGCAGACCTTTGTCCCGGCCAGGATAGACCCGGTGATAAGCAACCCCCTGCGAGAAATACCGGTCTTCCACTTCCGCATGAGCCGCCGGGAAAATAAAGGAGACCTGGCCAGCGTAGTACCGGTCCAAAACGGCATCAATAAGCTGCTCGCGGATATGATGGTCGCCGCCGAGTTCGGCGCGTTTAAGCAGCGTTTTATCATCACCTCAGCGGATGTCCAGGAAAACATTCCAAACAATCCTGGGAAATACATCATCATTCCTTCCACCGATGGCATTGGGCAAAATGCCCAGGTTGGGCAGTTTGATGCCACTCCGCTGGAAAATTATCTCAAGGGCATCGAGCAGTTGGCGATGTCCATCAGCAGCATCACGCGCACGCCCAAGCATTATTTCTTTACCATCGGGTCCAACTTGAGCGGGGAAAGCCTGCAAGCGATGGAAGCGCCAATGGTGAAAAAGGCCCAGGATCGCATCGATCGCTGCATCCCCGTCTGGCGTGAGGCAACCAGGTTGATGCTGCAGGCGCGCGGGCAAGCAGTGGCTGCGCGCGATTTAGCGCCAGACTATGACCGGCCAGAAGTGATCAGCTCGCGCACGCTGGCTGAAACCAGGGAAATTAACGTGCGGGCCGGGGTACCGCTGGTAACGGTCATCAGGGATGAGGGCCGGGATGAAGCGTATATTGAAAATTTGCTGGCCGATGCGGCCAATGCGCGCGATCTTGAGCAGAGCAACCTGGCTCAAGGTTTGCTGGAAGCCCAGCGCCGATTTAACCAGGGGTAGCCCATTATGGCAGAAAGCAAGATTATCCAGGAAGCGAGGGCTTTTCAGGACGCGCTATTGGCAGCGGAAACGAAACAGTTTGCCGAGATGGGCAAACGCTGGCTGGTCATGGAGCAGGAGCTTGAATCCCAGTTTATGGCCCTGGCTTTGGAAATTGAAAAGATGCGCCTGAAAGGTGAAACGCCCAGCTCTTCCCAGGTGTGGAGAATGGAACGTTTCCGCAGTCTTTTAGCCCAGGCTCAGCGCGAAACAAACAAGTACGCGCGCTC